CATACCCACATATCATCCATATCTTTGCTCATCTTTCATCCTTTTTTCTAAATTGCTCTATCCATGTATTTTGATATTTTTTAGGAGATGATAGACCTGAAAATATCCACCAACCTCTACCATTTTCTTTTGCAAGTTTTTCAGATATTTCATTATGCTCTTTTGTATAAGCATAAACTGTTTTATAACTTTTAAGTCTTTCTTCAAAACTGCTTTCACATTTTAAGGGATTGTTGTTTTTATCATGTAAACTTAAACTCATATTTTTTTCTCCTTTTTAAGTTTTCAGAACTGAGATAGGATGTCCTAAATTAATAGAACTAATTATTTCCTACATCACCTACCTCTATTCTGATGTTATAGAAAGATTCGCTTCAAATATGAGCTCAAACTCTGTCCCCAACCGATTATATTAAAGGTATCGCCCTAGGGTTCGGTCCGTCATTGAGTTTTACGATATAAGTTTTCTTCATATCAACTTTCTAATTATTACTACAGAATAAGGCAAAACCTTGTGTACCTGGTATTGAATAGTTATCGGTCTTCAACTATCACAAGGAATGATTACATGTGCGTCTTCTGTAGTTTTACTAGCAAGTTTCAGAACTGAGGTGAGGCTTTGTTGGAATGATTTAATCGGTTTTCCTAAAGTTCCGAACCTTCCACCTCTATTCTGATTTAAGCCACTCAGGAACCTTTATTAAGAAGCTATCTCCTTTTAGGAACCTAAGCTCTTGCTAATCTTGTTATTGTTGGATAAATCTGATTCTCCATAATATGAATAGACTCTCTATCTCTATGTGCAACGTGTGTCGCTACATAAGTACAAGCATTCAATAAATCCCAATATGTATTCATATTATTATTTAAACAATACCTTGTAAAATCTTCCATATATTGTTGTGGAATCAATTTAGCCATATCAACTAAATGCTTACTTCTTAACTTAGTCTTTGTTAGTCTTGGAAATTCTGTTTCAAACATCTGAACTAACATAGCAACTGTATCAGTAATAGTACTATCTATTTCACCAATACTAGTATTATTATTCTTATGTACAGCTTTCTTCTTTGTTAAGACATTACCAATTGTCAATCCATTTAAGCATACAAGCCTAAATGCACCACCCATAATATTAACAGATGTAGTACCATCGTAACTATTTGCTACTATTAATTGTGGATTTATTAAATCTCCTTTTTCAATTTTAACTTCAGTCTTAGGGAAATTCCATTTCCAAATAGCTCTTTGACCATTTGAGAATGTTCTAGCTTCTGATAACTCAGCACCAGAACCTTTTAATACTTTTTGAACTTTATTAACAACTGATTTGTTGTCAACTACTTTGTATTCATCAGTCATACAAGATAATACATCTCCTGTATCTTCTCTTATGATGAATTTATGACCTGTTCCTTCTGTTCTCATTACATCATCTGCGAGAACTGCTGGAACCTCCTTTACTGGAAACAGCGTTTCCTCCATTGCTACTATAGACATTTTTATACTCTCCTCTTTCTACTTTTACTTTCTTTGGTGTTCTACCAAACTTTTTTATTTCATTTTTTAACATCTTATCTTCATTTTCATATCCAGATACTATCATTTGCTGTAAATATGCAAATCCTTTACCTTGATATACGTGTTCATCCATATTGTATCTGTATACGATACGTTCTATTGTTTCATCAGGTATATTAGATATTGCTTGCAGGAAATAGAATGTCTTTTGATTATCCTTCTCAGAAGGAATATTTTGTCGAATTAATTTTATAACTCTTTGTAATCTTCTTTGACATAATTGATTTCTTTTTTCCAAAAGCGAAATGATACGCCTTGTTGGGTTGTATTTTCTTGTGCTGTCGTGTCCACATGCTACGCACTTCATACCTTTTTCACTTCCGTATGAGCTGACCATATATGTTTACCTTTATAATAGCTTTCATTGTTTTTAAAATGACTTCTGTTTGGTAATGTCAAAACTAGTACTTCTGCATTTATTTCACAACCCAATAATATACCTTCTGTACCATTTTGGTTAAACATATCACCAACATTTAAATCTTTTAAAAACATTTTTCCTTTACTACACTTCATTTTTACCTCATATTCTCTTTAATTTCATGTTCTCTTCTTTTTTCTATTACTTTTACTTGTATTTCTTTTAAGTCTTTCTTTAATGTTTCATATGGTACTTTCCATTTCCCATTATCTACACAAGGGACAACTGCTGACTCTAGCATGCCAAGACTATTTATTAATAATCCTATTTCATTGTCACTTAATTTAATTGTTACTACTGCTTCGTTCATTTTCTTTTTCCCATTCGTCTTTTACAATAAAATCAATCATGTCATTGCTTACTGGTTTTTCATTTGAATCTATTCCTAGATTTATTTTTATACGTTGTATAATTTTATTCCAAACAGTATTAACACGTCTTAATTCTTCTGCATGTTTAAGTTTATCCATGATACCTCCTTATATATAAGGGCTTGGGTAGCCAACCTTTCTCAACTTTTCTTCCATAGAATCCGTTTGGAATTCCTGGACCAAAGCATAAAACAAGCCCTCATATAATTTACAAAATTATCTTTAGAAAACAAAGGGAATTAGTAATCCCACATGACATTTATATTACGTTGTCGTACGTACTGGTGGAGTTTCGCATTTTATTTCGCTCTCCCTTTATTCTCTAAATCTTATAAGTTAAGTGCCTAATAATCTAGTAGATAACCGAATATAAACTAGACAAAAGACACTTTAACTTACTCTCGCAACATATGCCATTTAGAATGGCAAATCATCTGCTTCTACCTCTTCTGAGGATAATTTATCTCCATCATCCCAAGGATGAACGTTTGTAACTTTTAAAGATGTTTTCTTTTCTCCATCTTTATTAGTAAAACTTGTTTCTCTTAATTCTATCAAACAAGGAAAACCAATTACATCTGATTCTTCTACTTCACCAAGAACTACATTTCCTTCTTTATCTGAAGGGAACTTTACATTTATTCCTTCAAAGAATTCTTTGTATCTTTTGTTCTTCCAACCTTCTCCTTCTTTAGGACTAGGTGTTAACCATACACCTTTATCAACTCTGTATTCTCTACCTGTAACATATGCTGCACTAATAGTTTCACCTGTTGGTACATAATTACCATTGTTATCTTTAGTTAATTTAGGTACTTCTAGTTTATTTGCTTCTTCAGCAACACGAAAAGTTAAATTGAATACTGTACTTCCATTGTATTCACTAGATTGAAATTTACTAACGTGAGCTGGATAAGTTGCTTCAGCTACTGGTGTAAAATCATTATCTTTTTCGTTATATATTGCATCTACTTCTTTCATTTCATCTCCCCTTCTGTATGTTCAATGATTAGTTCATTTATTTTATGTTTAAGCTCAGTCATCTCTTTAGAGTACTTTGCTCCTTTGAGTCCAGCGAAATATAACATAGGTGATACCCAAGTGTTATCTCCTGTTTTAATATATCTACGATTGACTCCTCTACCTGCACTTATCTCTCCATTATTTCTCATTTCTTCAAATTGCGAATTTGTTAAAATGCCTTTTTCTAATAAGTCCGTAGCTTGTTTTATTGTTAGTTTACCCATCTGTTTCCTCCTTAGGTTCTTCAATACTATAAGACAAATAACTTTGATTAATATTTAAATTAATATAATTATTCCTAGCAAAGTCATCAGTTGTTTTCATAACAAATGTTAGCATTGGCTTTCCATGATATAGTTTAGTTCCTGTAAATACTGCATTACGAAACTCTTTACCATCATTTACTCCAATAGTATAACTATTATTTGTTTGATATAGTTCATCTCTATAGTTTTCTTTTGGTTTATTTATTTCACTTAATTTCATTTAGCTGCTCTCTTTTTATCAAGTTCATCTATATTCTTTTTTACTTTATCAGCTTTACGCTTCAATTTTGCATAAGCTGCTTTATAGTTAGAATCATCAACTGTTCCTTCTCCAATTTCTGCAACTACTTTAGCTTCATATTCTTTATCACCAATAATAGCAAGTAAATCTAAAATAGATTTGTATTGCTCTTTATTCAATGCATCTGGAGCTTGTGGTAAATCTTCACCAGCATAGATATATAAAGATAAACCATGTAAAGATATTGCTTTAGCTAAACAACGTTGTATTGAATTGTTTACTTGAAAAGCATTAGGTTCCATTACAGTTTTATTCATATGGTCTAATACTGGATGTACTTGTGTTCTTTCTATATCATTTACAGTTACTGTTACTTGCACAAATGCACCAGCATCAGTACGCATATAAGGTGATTCTGTGTTAACCACATCTGCAAATGTATGTACACGCCACGTTGCTTCTGGAAAGTTTTCTAATAATATTCTAACTGCCCATGCCCAAGAAAGATATGTAAATTTACCTTTCTTTTCTGTATGTTCACTTACATCTATTTTACTTAATTTTTCGAATACACTCATCTAAACCCCCCCAATAGTCATATAAGTCATCAAAGTTACTAATAATCTTTGCCCAAGTAGCCCTGTCTATCCCAACTGAGTTTCTTGCTTGTGGACTATACATATTATGTTGTCCATCTTGTCTAACTTCTAAGAATTTAATCCATTCATCTTTCTTAACAAGTTTATTTTCTGATATTTCTTTATCTTTTAACATATTCTAAATCCTCCTGATTGTCTACAAAATTTTGAAAATTGTATTACATTTTCTTTATCGAAAGGGTATCTTCCAGCCCAATCTTCTTTGTCATTTAGTTTATCCCAAAGTTTTCTAAAGTCTTCTGGATAATCTATAGGTGCTATATCTTCTTTACCAGTAGCTTTACGAACAATTTCTCGTAATTCTTCCTTTTCTTTAGATATTGCTTCATTAATTATTCTTGCTTTTTCAACTCCAGCCATTACATCTTTTTCAATAGTATCAACTGTTCCGTCTTTTATTAATACATCTAATAAATCAGCCATAGCTAATGCTTTTTCTTCTGAAATCAAATGATTATCATTAAATGAACCACCAGCCATATCTTCTTCAGTTAATACATCTTCGCAAACATTACAAACAAAGTTCCACATTTGTCTCCACCACCAAACATTATTTCTAAAATAATCACCTGGATTAGTCTCTCTTAACTGTTTTTGTAATTCATAATACTCTTCTTTCTGTTCATCAGTTATTTTATTATCTTCCCACAATCTATCTAATTCTTCTCTTCTGTTTAAATCATCTTCCATTGCGTTATTCTTAGGGTTTTCACCATATAAATCAAATCCCATCTTATTCTCCTCCGTATCTCTTTTTAAATCGTTTAATTTTAGCTATTATATCTTCAGCTACTGTTGCATCTTTGTCGTTAAACATAAGTCTTATTCTCGTTGGGAGCACCACATCAGAATTACACACACTACAACACTTTCCATTATTAATAGGCTCAGCATTATGTCCGTATGGGTCATCATGTTCTCCTCCACATATACTACATTCTAGTTTTTTATCTTTCATCTAAGTTCCTCCGTATTATATAGTTTAGACACTATATAGACCAGGACAATGTTTGCCCTGAAATTCACAATATTTGCATTCCCAATTATATACAGGAACATTCATAGTTCCAGGTTTTAACTGTTCAGGCTCATTGTCTACTTTCTCTTGCACTTCATTAAGTTCAGTCCAGTAGTCAAATGCTTCTTCTATGTAAAGATTAGATATATTTTCTTCTCTCATCATAGAGCTATCTTTATTATACCACATTATAGATAAGTTTACATCAGTAATATCATGTTCATTACCTAAACCCATTCCATAAGTAGCTAATTGTAATTCATAGTTAACTGAAGGATTCTTGTCTGGATTTCTACCAAACTTCATTCTCCATTTCCATGCTCCTGCAGTCTTAATATCATAGACGTGTATCTTGTCTGTTTGTTTGTTTACAACTCCTACATCCAGATGACCTACTACATTAAGCTCAGGTATCTCTATTCGGTGTTCTGTAACAACTTCTAAACCTTTCTCTTTATACTTGTCTAGTGATTTTTCAAAGTCTGCATGTACTAAAGTTCCAAGTCTTAATAATCTATTAGATTTTTCATCCATTGGTTCTAGTGGTAAATCTTGTGTTCTGTGCAATTGCTTTCTAAAACAACTACCAGCTGCACTAGCTGAAAACCAACCACGATGTTTAGAGTATTTTTCTCTATTTTCATGGCGTAGTTTTTCTAAGTAATCGTTATATATTTTTGGTATATCTATCATTGATTCCTCCGTCTACAATATAAACATATTTCAGGTTAAGTACAACACCTATTCAGGCTAAGGCTATCGGGACATTTTTATTTCTAAAGCGGATGAATAGATAACACCCTAGTCCCGTGCCTAATTATTATACTAATCTTTTATAATCATAAAATAATTGATTATTGTTTTTAGTATCTTCTAATACATATTTACCAAAATTTGCTTCTTTATGTTTAATTTTTATCGTATCTATATCAAAGCCTTCAGTATGTCTAAGTCTATGTATTATTGAACTTAGCCTAGTTACACGATATAATTCAAATGCATCAAGGCTAGTGATATTACCATATTTTCTTAAGTGTCTTAATATCTTAACTGTCTGAGTATCTTTACCATATCTAAATCTTAACATAATAATCTCCTTTTTAACTTTTTATTATACTAGCTATGTGTTTTTGTATTGCTATTGGCAAAGAACTTAATCCCTTTGGATGTGTTCTTGCTTGTTGTAACATAGCGTCTAATATTTTGTAAGTAGCGTAAGGTGCACTTAAATTATCTGTTCCAGGGGTATCCCAATAATAACCAGATTTAAAATTAAATACGCCTGTTTTATTTTCTACATATTTTCTACTGGGTCTATCTTTTCTTCCCATTTTAATCTCCTTTATATAATCTTATCTTAATTCTCCAATTAAATAAATCTTTAATCTTGTAATACCATCTTACCAAAGGATGTGATAAGCGATAATTTGCAAATGCATTAACAATATGACCTGCTTTAGCATCATAGTTATAAAATTCCCATTCATCTCCTGTTGCCATTGGTTCTAGTCTGTATTGATTAAATTTATCAATTCTTTCTAATTTGTCTAATATTTCCATGTAGCTTTCACCTTTCTTTTTAATAAGTATTGAATATTTTCTTCAGTATCCATTCCTGGAATAATTCCATTTTTTCTACCTATAGGACCATTGTGTGGTTCAAAATTAAAATCAATATCAATTAAATGATTAAGTCTATCAGGTAAAAGAGAATCTTCTCTGTAAAGTTTTCTTTGTTGCATACACCATACAGATAAACTATGTAATTTAGCATCTACAGGTGAAATCCATTTACCATTTTCCAATCTTTCAGGAAATCTTTCACATCTTAATTGTGTAGGAGCTTCACCATATTTTTCAATATATTCTTTTAATTCAAAGAACTTAGTAAACCATACATTACTTTGTTTATTCCATATAAATCCAGGAATCTGAATCATTAAATCATATTTCCATTGACTCAATGTTCTTTTTCTTGCTTGGTTCTTTACTTGTGATGCCCAAGTATATAATCTTGATTCTGCTATTGGTCTTTTATTAGTACTATTACTTTGTTGTGGTAATCTACCATTTTTATCTATAAATCTTAAGTATGCTCTTAATTGTTTCATAAATGCTTGATAATGTTTTGAAGTTTTATTAGGACCTTCTTTTACTTTATATTTCCATTTTTTCATATTTACCTCTTTTATAAGTTTAATTTATTTTCTGTTTTTACCTCAATATTTAGATAGCATAACTTGTGAAACTAATCTCACAACAGGCTCTTAACCTCATGCTGTTAGTGCGACTAACATCCATGTGTGCTTATTTGATTAATGCCGCCTTGCTATTTCCGCTCATTATACTAGTATAAATATAATAATGCTTGTATTAAAGATTTTATACAAGTTCACGTTTTCGCTCGGATAGGTCTTGTTACCAAAACCAACTTGACAAATACGTATTATGCTTAATCTGTATGACAAAATCTATCATCTACACATAATTCATTTTATCTAACGCTCAACTATTGACTTTCTATACTATCTAATTAATCATAAGGGAGACACGAGGTAAAGCGTCTTTTTCTCTTTGTTCTAAATAAAGTTGATGACAACCATCTCTCTCGAACTCTGATAATAAAAGTCTCCCTTAATAAATCATTTTTATCCTCTTTGAGGATGTTTTCTGTATAACATATTCCAAGCATAAGATTCATCTGCTTCCATATGTCTAGTTAATTCTTTGCTGACCCACCAATAAAAAGTTCTTCTACACTCACCTAATATACTCTTTGAGCATATATATTTATAATTAAGATTAATTTGTATTTTTTGGCTATAGGTTTTTGAATAAAATGAAATACTTTCTTTCATTAAAGTATAGTTATCCATAGGGTCGTTATTCCCACAAAAATCACATTTTACGTGTATTATTTCATTTTTTACGATTTCTTTATTCATCTTTTACCTCTTTTCAATGTTATGTAGTAATTTTTCTCTATCAATTGGTTAGCTCTACCTTGACAGCACTAATACAAGTTAGTGTTACTACACCTTTTAATAATGTTACGGATAGCTATCCTTGTATATGATTCATCATCCATAAATTCTTTTTCTCTAAGGGAGACTTTAAGCCTCCCTTATTCATAGTCTATTAGCGATTACATTGAACCACTGATAGTGTCTAGGATAATCTATCTCCATTGTCTTTAATAATTCAGACGTTGAAATATGATAGCAGTAACCTGTGTCACGTACATACCATACATCTCTGCCTTCATAACTAAGACGAAGATAGCCTGTATCACTATTCAGACTATCGGTTAAACGAATATACATTTCGCTCACCTCCTTTCTTATTAGTTGACTCTTAATCTCTTTTATTTAAGAAAGGATTATATTTATACTTAATAGATAATATTGTTTTATATAACAATTAAACTATATACACGCAATAGTATTATAGACAATACTATCTATCAAGTACTGAAATTCCACTCTATTTCAAATTGCGTAACTTCATTCCATATAATCATAAAATAACTGATTATATATTCTCTATCTTATGATATTTTAAGTTTAAACGCTAAAGCACATTTAATGAGTGGCTTAAACATACTTTATTATTTAAACCCCTAGACATCTTTATTTAGAGTTGCTTTGTCTAGTTTCTACAACTACAACTTAACTAATAGGTAAGTAGTTAATAAACATTGGTGAGAGCTAGCGGTGCATATGATTCAACCCTCTTCGACAAAGGTAATCAATATCCCGTTCTCTATGGTTAATGCGTGTCTAGTCAAGGTCATCCTTGAAAGTGTCGCTAAGCACATATTTACCAACTACTTTACCTCAATTGTAGTTTATCCCCATGTTATACACATATTACTATATAATAGGGTATATTATCCACATGTTATCAACATATTACTAGTTTAATCCAGTTATACAGTTTAATATTGAGTAGATAGGTGAAATAAAAATAATAATAGAAGTGGGGGAATACCTTTCGGGTCCCCCTTCTGTTTCAAGGGTCTTCTAAACCTCAACATTTCTGTTAGTTTAAACTATTTAAACGCAGTTTTCTTCAGAGAACTCTTTAAAGTATTAATAGCTTTAGTTTGTTTCTGAATTTCAGCAATCGCAGTATTTAGGTTTCCACTAACTTCAAGTATAGCTGAACCAACAGCTCCTTGAAAGGTGTCACCATTAACGTTACTAGAAGAATCAGCTCCTTCTATTTGTTTCCTAGCGTTATCAATATGTTCATTACCAAGGTTCTTAGCAATTCCATATCGAACAGCGCGTCTATGAAGGCCAGCTAGAGCTTTCTCTTTCTCGCCTCCCCATAGTTTACCTTGTGCGGACTTCTTACGAAGGTCACCTAGCGTTAAAGCCATGTCTTCCTTTGCAATGAATTGAGTCACTTGACAAGGTGCAGCTACGGATGTAGAAACATCTGTAACGTTATTATCTACTTCAGGTTTCTGCGTTAGCAAGCTAACTAAGTTGTCTAGAGCAGACGTCTTAGTTGACATTACAGCCACCTAATTTAAATAGCATTGTTATTCTTTTCATTTCAATATCCCCAATTAGGGGGGGGCCTCCCTCTATATGGTCATATATCAAAATGCTACAATTTTTTGTTGCAAATAACATGGGGTATGCTTAGATTAGTCTAAACAAAGGAGTTTATAATGTCAGATGACGGATATATAACAAGTAAAGACCTATCAGGTAAAAGAGCGTTAACTGGAGTAGCTAGAAAAGATGCAGAAAAACGAAAAGAGTATGAAACTCTATTGAATGTTGCTATAGCTAAAGTAGAAGAAGAACGTGAGAAAGCTATAGAAAAAGATTTAAAGAAAAAGAAAGAACCAAAGAAAAAGAAATCTACATAATCTACTATTATCTATAAGTAGCTGCTAGTAGCTATCTAAGATAAAGTATTTTATTAGGTTAGTCAAGGAAAAAATGTATGGGTACATCAATTAATTGGTTAAGTAAACTTCCTCAAGAGGACCAAGAACGTATTTTAGGTCAAATTGAGAAACTAGTTAAACTAGAGCGCATCTTAACTAAAGAACTAGAAAACGAAGAGCATATAATGACGGTTATAGACGATGAAGCCGATGCTGCCGAGGGAACAAATAGTGTACCTATAGAAATCAATGGAATAAAACATTGGGTTCACAAGGATGTTATGTATTTGATTGAGTCCTTGCATAAACAATTAGCAAAGCGTGGAAAGTAAAAAAATTAGAAATAAAAGACATTACGTCTATGATACAAAAGAGGAGTTTATGAAGGACCATCCCAAAGGGATACTTCACTCCGAATGGAGAGATGCAAAGGAGGGAGATTGGGTTTTGAGTGATGATAAACGTATTGTTCAACTTCTTAAAGTGTCTGATAAACTTAGTCATCCAAAAGATTCTAAAAACTATAAACAATCTAAAGGGTATGTAAGAACTATAGTTGGAACATTTATTAATTCTAAGAAAACTAATATGGATACGGACTTTGAGAAACACCCGAATCGTTACACATTTAGCACCAAAATCAAGAATACTTCCTCTAGGGTAAAGGAGAGGTCGAATTGTACAAACAGAGAAAAAATTTTCGCCACGAGTGTGGCAGTAGGAAAAGACGCAGTAAGTGCATATATGAAAGCATTTTCAGAAGCAAACCAAGGTAAGGCTAGAAAAAAAGCAGTAGTCTTACTTAAACAGGAGAGAGTAATGAGCGAAATTGAAAAAACTTCAAAAGAAATCGCTAAACAGCTAGGAATTGACCATGCATATATATTAGGTTCCCTAAAGCAGTTAGCAGATACAAGTGAAGACCAAAATATAGCATTGCAGTCCTTAAAGGAATTAGGGAAAGCAATTGGTACATTAGGTAATCAAGTTAAAAGAATAGAAACTGGAGTCGTAGGAATGTTCCAAGGGTTTAGTCCTGATGAAATAGAAGGAGCCTCAAGAGCTATACTTCCAGAAACAACATCCAAGGAGGATAAATGATTTGTCCACATTGCAGTAGCATGTTAACAAAAAAAGAGGGTAAGAAGAGAAACAAAGAAACTGTAAAGCAGCAATTTAGTTGTAAGTCTTGCGGTAAATGGTTTTCTATTCCTATACCTTCAGATGTAAAAGAGTATGATAAGAAACACATAGAGCCTGGAAAACTATTCCAAGTAAAGAGTTCTGAGAAACTACGAATACATGGATTAACTGACGTACATGTTGGAGCAAATGAATTTGACTTAAAGAAATTTCAAGAGGCAATTAAAATTATATATGAAGACCCGAATGCACGATGGTTTGGGAATGGAGATATGATAGAACTGATTCCCCCTAATTATAAAATAAATCAAAGGGGACAAGGCATCCCACCAGAAGAACAATATTTAAGTTTTTTAAAGCTTGTTCAACCCATACAGGATAAGTGCCTATTTATAAGAGGAGGGAATCACGACTATCTAAGAAGTTTTAATATACTAGATTTTGATGTATGTAAAACATTAGCAAGTGAAATGGATGTTCCATATTTCAGATTGCCAGGATATTCTCAAATCACTATTGGAGACAAAGATTGGTTTCTAGTTAGTGGACACGGAAAGAGTGGAGCTAAAAATGGAGACATGGAATTGAATCAGATGGCTTCTGTTTATAGTGACGGAGATGTCTATTTCTTAGGACATAACCACCAGTTGTATTGTAAACCAATAGATTCATTAACAATAGAAGATGGAGAAGAAAGTCTAAAACGAAAATGGTATATAAGAGGAGGGTCGTTCCTCAGATATGCAGACTATGCTCGTTATAGCTTCTATGGGATTCAACGTACGGGTTGGATTACTATGGAATTTACTAAAGATAGAATAAACTGTTGGGAGAATTAAATGACAAAATTAGATACAGGTGATTCAAGAAGAAATTATAATACGAAGAAAAAAAAGAAAACAACTAAAAAAAAGACTAAGAAAAAGAAATAATAATGAGAAGAAGAATATTCGGAGGATTTGAAAAGAGGGTTAAGACAAAGAAAAAAACCAGACAAGGTATGAGCAATAATACCAAGTATGGAAATAAGCTTAGTCCTAAATACTATAAAAAAAGAAGCAGGGGGCAAGGATGAAAAATAAGAAAAGTCTAACAAAACATGATATAATAAGAGCTATAAAATCTATGGCTATGGAAATACAAATGTTACAAAAGCATGTAATGATGATAGATAATGTTGTTGATATGTATATTCGTATGAATAAAGACGAAGATAAGCTTAAGAAATATATGGAAAAATTACACAAGGAAAAAGTTGAACATAAACAGTCAAAACGTAAGCAAAGCAGAAGAGACGCTAAGACTAGCAAGTAAGGATATGATTGCTTTTGGTAAATTATTTTTACCAGACGATTTTATGCGAAGCGAAACTCCTCCATTTCATTACGAGATGGCGGATGCTATTGATAACCCAGAAGTAAAACAACTAGCGGTTATTTTGCCTCGTGGTCACGGAAAAACTGTGCTTACTAAATGCTCAATTATTAAGGACTTTTGTTTTTGCCCTAAAGACGATATGCTATTTTATGCATGGGTATCTGCTACGCAAAAACTTAGTACTGGTAATATGGACTATATTAAGTATCACTTTGAATATAACGATAAAATCAAATACTATTTTGGTAATTTGAAAGGAAGGAAATGGACAGAAGAAGATGTTGAATTACAAAATGGATGTAAGCTCATTAGTAAATCGAATGTTGCAGGGATTAGAGGAGGGGCTAAACTACATAAGAGGTACGACCTTATTATTCTCGATGACTTCGAACATGAAGCAAACACGATTACAGCTGAAGCACGTAGTAAAAACTCTAACCTCGTTACTGCTGTGGTTTATCCTGCTATCGAGCCTCATACTGGTAGGCTTCGGGTTAATGGTACTCCTGTGCATTATGATAGCTTCATCAATAATCTTATCATTAATTACGAACGTCAAAAAAAAGGTAAAGACGATTTTGCGTGGAGAGTAATTACATATAAAGCAATATTGCCAGATGGCAGCTCTTTGTGGCCTGGATGGTTTCCTCTTTCTAAGTTAGAAGAAAAAAAGAAATTCTATCAAGATAGTGGTACTCCATCAAAATTCTATCAAGAGTATATGATGCAAGTACAATCTGAAGAAGATTCAGTTTGGACACAAAAACATATTAAATATTGGGAAGGATATTATGAATATGATAAAGAAGAAGAGTTGGGATATATTGTTCAAGACGGAGAAAGAGTTCCTGTTAATACATTCATAGGATGCGACCCAGCTACAGATATTGATACAAAAGAATCAGATTTTAGTGTGATAATGGTTATTGCTGTAGACTCAAATAACAATAGGTATGTATTGGAATATGAAAGACATCGTAGTGTTCCTACTTTAGGAGCAAAAGATAAGGATGGAAAAGTTTTTGATAGAAAGGGTGTAGTAGATTATATTATTGAATTGTATAATAAATATAATTGTAAGAGTGCTACAGTAGAAGATGTAGCTATGAATCGTAGTATTTTTCAAGCATTGAATGACGAAAGAAGACGAATAAACAGATATGATATTAGCGTTATTCCTGAGAAGCCAGGAGGGACTCAAAAAAGAAATAGAATTTATTCAGGTTTATCTGGCATTTTTAGTGTAGGTTCATTATATTTTAGAGAAAATATGTTTGATTTAATTAATGAAATCATTACATTTGGACCAAGAATGGCACATGATGATACAATTGAGGGACTATATTATGCTAATTTACACGCTTTTCCCCCTAATTTTAAACAAAATGGGACAAAAGAGAAGCCAAAATGGTATAAACCGAAAAGAAAAGCAAAACATTGGTTGGTATCATAATGTTTGATTTATTTAAGGATGAAAATGAATATAACGAAAAGAATATCATTGGATTTCTTTCATTCGCACTTATGTGTGTATTTGGAATTGTAGATTTAGCAATGGGAATTATAGGTATTGAACTTATGGTTAATGACTATATTTATAATTCATTTGTTTGGATTACACTTGGTTCGTTTGGAATTTCAGGAGCAGAAAAAGTTTATAAAAAATAGGAGCAATTATGCCACAAGATAGACAATACCCTAATGAAACAATAGAACAATTTGAGTTAAGAACATTACGACAAAAAGCAGGTATTACAGAATCCCCATTTCATAATTGGAGTCAAGAAGAAACTGTAGCTTGGCAAAAATTTTTAAAGGAAAATAAATATTATGTAGGACCCGCTGATATAGATGGCAACCCTGGACCAAAAACACAAGCAGCTTATTATAGATACAAAGCTACAAAACCTAATATACCAGTTCAATCAGAAGGAATGAGAGGTGCTGGTTTGTGGGGAAAAGATAAACAAGGTAATCGAAGAACTCCAGTAAGAGATTTAAAAGATAATATAGTTAATAAAGTTTCTGATTGGTGGAATGAAGATTAATGGCAAGTTTTGGAAAAAAATCACAAGAAAGATTAAATACGTGTGACCCGAGATTAATCGAACTCTTTGAAAGAGTAGTTGAAGATTTTGATTGTACTGTTTTGCAAGGACATCGTGGAGAAGAAGAACAGAACAAGTTATTTGAAGAAGGATTTAGTAAATTAAAATATCCAAAAGGAAATCATAACAAATATCCTTCATTGGCTGTAGATGTTGCTCCTTATCCAGTAGACTGGGAAGATAGAGAACGATTTACATATTTTGCTGGATTTGTACAAGGTATTGCAGCTTCGATGGGACTTACTATTCGTTGGGGTGGAGATTGGGATAGAGATACAAATTTAAAAAATAATAATTTTGATGATTTACCACATTTTGAAATAAGGGATTAATATGGCAAAAAGAGGAAGAAAAAATAAAGCTGATATAAATAAACAATTATTCCAAAAAGCGAATAGTTACTATAGGAAAAAATGGTTTGTTGATTCTCAAAAAAGCATGGATTTCTATTTAAATGAACAATTATCTGCTCAAGAAAAGGAAGATTTACGTGAAGGAGGAATGCCAGATTTTATTATTAATCGTATAACCCCAGCTATAGAAATTATGAAATATTTTGTTACAGCCAATAATCCTAGATGGCAAGCAATTGGAGCAGATGGAAGCGATTCTGATATAGCTCATGTTCATAGTTCAATTGCTGAATATTGTTGGCATTTATCTAGTGGAAAAAGTTTATTTAGTCAGGTTATTCAAGATTCTCTTGTAAAAGGTGTTGGATATTTTAAAATAGATGTAGACCCTAATGCCGATAGAGGAACGGGAGAAGTTATATTTAATTCTGTAGACCCTTATGATATTTATGTAGACCCTCAAAGTAGAGATTTTTTATTTCGTGATGCAAGTTATATTATTGTTCAAAAGAATTTATCAAAAACAACTCTTATTAATTTATTTCCTCAATTTAAGAAAAAAATTGTAAGAGCAAGTGGCTCAACAGAAAGTAAACAATACTCAAAAAGAGATATTCACGACTCAGAAAATGTACAGCCAGGAGATTTAGAATATGAAGCATATACATTGCAAGGAGAACAAGATGAAATTGTAGATTTTTATGAAGTGTATACAAAAGAGAAAGTTCCTTATGTAAATGTATGGTTAAAACAACCTCCCAATGAAAAAGAATTAGAATTGATTAAAATAGAAGCTAAAGAAAAAGTTGAAATAATAGCTACAGATATACAAGTTTCTTTAAAAGAAAAAGAAGTAGAATTGCAAGCATTAGTAAATGAAGGAGAAATACTTCCTGAAAGAATGCAAGTTGAATTGTTAAAAGCGCAAAAAGAAGCAGAGCAAAAAATACAAGAACAACAAATGATAATGGAAGCTGAATTGGTAAAAGCTCAAACAAAAACTACTCAAAATGTAATTCCTAGAAAAGACTTTGAAAATTTAGCAAAAGTAGAAGCTTATGCTAAAAATATTATAGAAACTATAGATTTTTTTAAAACTCAAATTAAAATGTGTGCTTCAGCTGGAGATATGTTTTTATATGAAACTATTCTTCCTATAGAAGAGTATCCTATTATTCCAATAGTATATGGTCATACAAATACTCCATACCCAATGAGCGCAGTATTGCCAATGATTGGTAAACAAAGAGAAATAAATAAATCACATCAAATTATGCTACATAATGCAAATTTAGCTTCTAATCTTAGATGGCTATATACTGAGGGTAGTGTTGATGAAGAAGAGTGGGAAAAATATTCAAGCAGTCCTGGTGCTTTATTAAAATATAGACAAGGATTTGATGTTCCAACTCCCGTTCAACCTTTACCTATTAACAATGCTTTTTATACAGTAACTCAAACAGGAAAACAAGATATTGAATATATTAGTGGAGTTGCATCAAGTATGCAAGGAGTAGGAGACCAAAGTCACGAAACTTATCGTGGTATGTTAGCAATGGATGAATATGGAACAAGAAGAATTAGACAATGGGTAAATAATGTTGTTGAACCATCATTAGAGCATATGGGTAAAGTATTTAAAGAAATTGCTCAATTTACATATACAAGCCAAAAAGTATTTAGGATAGTTCAACCTGAAGCTGGAGCAGGAGAAGGCGAAGTACAAGAAGTTTCTATTAATATTCCTATGTATAATAGTTTTGGAGAAGTTATTCAAAGGTATAATGATTATCAAACAAATAAATTTGATATTAGAATTGTAGCTGGTTCGACTCAACCTGTCAATAGATGGGCATTATTAGAAGAGTATTTTAGATGGTTCCAAGCTGGATTAATAGATGATATAGCAATGTTAGAACAAACCGATATTAGAAATAAAAAGGCAATAGTTCAAAGAAAGAGTATTTACTCTCAAATGCAACAACAGATAGAATCAATGGAAGGGCAAATGAAAGAAATGCAAAGAGATAATGAAACATTGGAAAGACAAGTAATTCAAGCTGGAATTAAAGATAAAATTAATGAAGGTTCTAAGATTGTAGATAAGCAATTAACAGAAACCGTAGCAGAACAAAAAATTCTACGAGGTCGTATGAAAGATACCGTAGATATAGTAAAAAAAGAATTAGCACTAGAAAAGAAAAAGATTAGTGTTGATAAACAGAAAAAATAACTGTAAATTAGAAGGAGTACAGTATGAGTGAAAATAAGGATAACCTATTAGTTGATGATGCTGAAAGAGCAGAACAACAAGTAGCCCCAGAAGACAATGCTGTGGCTGAAGAATTTTTTTCTCAGCTTGACAAACAAGTTATGGGTGAAACGCTAGAACAGCCGATTGAAACTGAGGCTCAAGAACAGATAACTTCCTCTCAAGGGAACCCTGGTGTAGAGCAACAAGCTAATCCTAATGAGGATGTAGCTAATTTAGAAAAGAGATATAGTGATTCTTCTCGTGAAGCTAAGCGACTTAATAATCGTTTAACAGAGTTAGAACCTTATATGCCTTTACTAAATGCAATGAAAGAAGACCCTAATTTAATCTCTCATGTGAGAAATTATTTTGAGGGTGGCGGCTCAGCACCTAAGAGTGTAAAAGAGCAGCTTGGCTTAGACGAAGACTTTATGTTTGATTATGATGAAGCTTTGTCAGACCCGACTTCTTCATCTGCAAAGTTGTTTAATGCAACAGTAGATGGAGTAGTGCAACGAAGATTGGGTGATTTTGCACAAAAACAATCAGAACAATCACGTAGAGCTTCTCAGGAAGAAGAATTTAAATCTAAATTCAATATTTCTCCAGAAGCCTATGATGGTTTGATAGATTATGCAAAAGAACATAAACTAACTTTGGAAGATGTCTATTATTTGAAACATAGAGATAGTCGTGATGCTATTGTAGCAGAAGGGGCTAGAAATGATGTAGTTCAACAAATGAAAAATGTTAGACAGATGCCAACTAGTGTTGCAGCAACTGGGAATGTACAAAGAGAAGAAAAATCAGTAGACGATGCCGTTTTTGACAAGTTGTTATCTCAAGGGACTGGGTTAGACGAGTTAATGTAAACATAAACCTAAATACCCTAGGAGGGAAACAAAATGGCAGATACAAGTTATCCAGCAGATACGCCGTTGGCAATTGCTACCTCTACAGGCTTAAGTGAAGGTTATGCTGCTTCTCAGGGAAGTTCCCTGAGTACAGGTGATTTACGTAGACGATATGACTTTTCTGAAAGATTTTCGGAGTTAGCTTTAAGCCAAACTCCATTCTTCAGACTTGTTTCAATGTTAGCGAAGAAACCTACAGATGACCCATCATTTAAGTTTACAGAGAAGAGACAATCTTGGTTAAAACGTTATGCTTACGTAGTTGGTTACAGACATAGTTCTACAGATGTGCACAATAATGCAGAACTGAAAGAATCAGATAATTCAGCTTTATCACTTGCTGGTGAAGTTAAATTATACATGGCAACTGACTACTTTAGCGCAGGTAATATCCAAAATGTCCAAGGTCAATCAAATGGCGCAATTAAAGTAGGAGACGCAGGAACCGCTCCTGAGTTCTTACAAGTTAATCAAGTACTAAAAGTACCTATGAGTTCAACAGCTGGCGGTGGTGCAGCAACTGACTATATGTTAGTTCGCATTACTGCAGTAGCAGCTCAAGGTGCATCAAACCTTAGTGCAAATAGCGGAACAGGTTCAGCAACTGCTGAAACTAAGTTAATCACAGGTAAGATTCTTAGAGTTCCAGCAGCGACTCATGTAGAATCAGCTTCCTATGCAAGCGATGTAGCACAATGTGTTAGTTACAGTGCAGATATTGCAGAAACTCTTGAAGAAAGACGTTCTTACGTAGTAGGTAACTCTTTCGGAGAAGGTTCTTCATTATTAGGAAAAACCTGGAAAGATAATCCATACTCAACTGGTTATGGACAAACACAAATCTTCAGAACTGAGTTCGGAATGACTAATACAGCAAGAGCAACAGCTCTTAAGTATGAACCAAACGAATGGGCTCGTGTTTGGAAAGATAAGTTAATCGAACACAAATGGGATATTGAACAAGCAGGGCTTTTCTCATCTCAAGTGACCGATTCAAGTGTTAACCATACCCAAGGTGCTGTGGATTATGTCTTGAATTATGGTAATATCTTCTCATGGAGTTCATCTAAGAACATTGATGACTTCTTGCAAGATATGTCAAAATACCAAGACCCACGATACAACCAAGACAAAGCAACAGTATTCTTATGTAGTACTGAAGTCTTTACTTGGCTACACAAACTAGGTGGATTCTTTAAACAAAACATCGATATTGATGACCAGTTTAGAGCAGACCTAGCAATTACTGGTCGTAAGAAAGTAATGGGATTAGATGTAACAACTATTTCAACAGTATACGGAGACATTAATGTTTCTAGATGTATTGCTTTGGATGGTTCACACGTGAAAATCCTTGCGCTTAACATGAATAATGTTAAATACAGACCATTAGTTGGTAATGGTGTGAATCGTGATACTTCAATCTATGTCGGAGTTCAGACTTTAGAAAACTCAGGTATTGACAAGAGAGTAGATATGATTCTAACTGAGGCTGGCTTCGAATTTATGATGCCAGAATCACACGCTATTTGGAAATAATAGCTAAATTACAGATGTTGGTCCTTGTAGGTTCTTTACCTCCTTTCTCCCTATGGGGACCTATCTGTTAAGAGGAAATGATATGAAATTATGGGAAAAAGTAAATAATATAACTGGAAATGCTTCCAAAGCTAGATTTCTTGTAGAAAATCTAAATGCAGGTGCTAAGTTTATTGTATCTAGTTTACCTGAAAGATTTTTATGGACTGTTGCTTCTGAAGTAGAAATAAATGGATTTGATAGTGCTGGAGCAAGTATTATTGGAAATGGTTCTGATTTGGCATATGATAAGATATTAGCAGTTTATCGTAATGATGGCACTAAAAAAAGAGTATGTCAAGAAATACCTGAAATTGCTATACATATGACAGATGAACCTAGTAGTTTGTCGTTTCCAACAAAAATGTTTCCTAAATATTATAAATTAAGTGGTAAAATATATATTAAACCAGACCCTGATTATAATGCACACGTGGGGAGTGGCAATTCGTATCAACATGCATATACGAATCCAATCGGAACTACTGTCACAGTAGATTCAGAAGAAGGAGATAAAGGAGTTATTGTTTATTCAGCTCCCCCAGTAATTGATGAAAATACCGATTCATGGGTATTAACAGAATATGAAAATGTAGCATTATTTTATGCAGCATCATTAGATATGTTAAGATTGTCTAATTCATTAGATGCTGAAAAGATTTTAGAAGGAGGTATGGCTTCAGTTGATGCTACAAGCAAAACAAGTTTATCTGCTATTCACTGGTTAGAAGATGAAGACCCTGAAATGGCAGCAGCAGTTTTACAAGCTTCTCAAGGAAATTTAAGTCTTGCAAATCAACGATTACAAGCAGCAATGGCTTTTTATCAAAGAGCAATATCAGAATTGCAAGCAATATCAGGAGCTATTGGAGCTCCACAAGAAAAACAACAAGCTCAAAGACAGCAAGAAGGAGCAGCAACATAATGAAAATTTTAGAAATAATGGAAAGAGCAAATTCTAGAGACACTAATTTGGTTATAGCATATATTAAAGATGCATTTCATCAAATACAATCTTCTAATGAAATTAATACAGAAGTAAATAAACAAAATATTGTAGCTGATACAAGAGATTATGATTTACCAGCGGGATTAATTGCTATTAAGAGTGTAAGTGTTTTAGATACAGAAGATGATAATAAATATAAAGCAATTAGAAGATTGCAAAACGAACCATTAGTAACAGAGGACACAAATCCATGAGTTATGACACAAATAGAAATTATGCTTATATACAACATGGAAAGCAATTACGATTATATAAAATTGTAAGAAGTTCTGGAAGAATTATAGATACTCAAGGTAGAGTTACAGGAGGAACTTTGGATGATATTATTTATCCCGATGAAGCAATTACTAATGGATTAAGAATTGAATATACTTCAATTGAAAAACCTTTTGTAGATGAAGACCCTGAAACTACAGCAAATACTAGTTTAACCGAACAAACTTCTCCATCAGAATCAACTCATTTAAATTTAAATAGAATGTTGTCTATGGCAGTAGTATGTTATGTTAAAGCTCAGTTAGCTGAAAGAATAGGAGATATTAAAGCAAAAGAATATTATATTCGAGAATTTCATAAAAAAGTAGCAGATAATGAAAGTAATAAAAATAAAGTGTTTATCGCAGGAACGATAGGTACTTTTGCAATTAAATAATAGGAGAAAACCATGGCTAAAGGATTATTAGATTACACAGCACAAGAAAGTGTAGCTCCATATATCAAGGCAGTAGTTGCAACAACTAATGACCAAGATGCATGTAGAGCAGTATACGTTAAAGTGGCAGGAAATTATGACTTAACTGTAAATGGAGCAGATATAACATTTACAGGATTGTTAGCAGGACATATATATCCAGTTTGTGCAACAAAATCAAGTTCAGCAAACGTAGTATTTTTATATTAGGAGAGATAAATGATTTCATCAAACCAATATCAAGATATAGAAATACAACAAAATGCAGATTTTACTAATGTAATAACATTGGATAGTTCGCATACTATGACTAGTAATCATAAATATGCAGCTGTTATTGTAACAGATTATGCACATAGTGCATTTACAGGACCAGGTAAAAGTCAAGGTACTGATGGTACCGCAGCTTCTAATGATGCTTGGGCTTCAGGTAGTCAAAACGAAGTACACTTTGATGTAGTTGCTGATAGAAGTGCTGGTACAATAACTCTTACATTACCAGCTGAAGCTATACAACATTTTGATGATGATTTTGAAGGACATTGGGATTTAGTAGAAAAAGATGACCAAGCAGCAGATGCTTGGGTAAGGCACATACAAGGCGATGTTATAATTGCTAAAGGTGCAACTAAGTTAACACATACATTTACGGCATCGGTAGCATAATGGCTATTTCTGCAAAAGTATCTACAAATCCAGTAGTAAAAGCTACAGTACAAAATACTAGTGTTTCAAAAACTGTTGGTGTACAAAATTCAAGTAAAACACAAGATAGTTTTAGTATTGATGCTTCACAAATATCTGTTAGTTTAGATAATAGTACAGCAACAAATGTAAGAGATGCATTAAATAATACAGCAGTAGCTGGTGCTACTCAAACATTTACGAACAAAACAATTAATGCTGATAATAATACTATTAGCAATTTAGAAGTAGATAATTTAAAAGGAGCAACACTAGTTGTTGAATCTGAAGGTATTGGTTCAAATGATAATGATACAACATTACCAACTTCAGCAGCTGTAAAAGATTATGTAGATACTCAAGTCACAGCACAAGATTTAGATTTTCAAGGAGATAGTGGAGGAGCATTAAATATAGATTTAGATAGCGAAGCATTAGATATAGCAGGAGGTACTGGAATAGATACAGTTGGTTCAGCCAATACAGTTACGGTAGCTATAGATAGTAGTGTAACAACTTTAACAGGTTCACAATCGCTAACAAATAAAACTTTAACAAGTCCAGTATTGAACACTGGGGTTAGTGGTAGTGCAGTATTAGATTCCGATACAATGTCTGGAGTTAGCCCTACTAAATTAGCAAGTTCAGAAAGTATTAAAGCGTATGTAGATACTACTGCAACAGGAATAGATACGCTTGATGAAATGAGTGATACAAATTTAACAAGTCCAACCAATGGAGCATTATTAAGATATGATGATGCTAGTTCCAAATGGATTGACGATAACGATATAAATGGTGGAACATTTGTATAAACAAGAGGTGAAATATGAGTAACAGAATAAAATTAAAAAGAAATAGTCCAACTGATTTTGATGCAACTACTTTGCCATCATCATTACACTATGGAGAATTAGGATTTCAAAATGTAGATGCACAGTTATTTATAGGAAGATGTACAGCTGATGACCAAGCTGCTGCTAGTGCAGTAACTACTCACTTGCCATTATTGTCTGATTTAACTATTGCTTCAAATGGAGGGATAGAGTCTACTATTGCAAGTGGAGCTACAGATAATAGTGTAAGTTTAAAGTTAGATGTAAATGATTTAACTTCAGCGATTATTACAAGTGGAGACTTTATTGCATTTTCGGATGAAGACCAATCAGGTGACCCTACAAGGAAAGAAAGTATAGATGATATAGCAACTTTGTTTGCAGGAGCAGGTATGACAGCTACAAGTGCTGTTATGAATGTTATTGGTGGAACTGGAATTACAGCAAATGCTAATGATATTGCAGTTAGTGCAGCACAAACAAGTATTACTAGTATAATAAAT